TTTACTATTCTTATATTCTTAAAAGTGCGGTGCAATTTGAAAAGAATTTCATCGCATTTTTATTAGTGAAATAATAAGCGATTGCTCGTTATTATTAAGTGACCATTGGTGAAAGGAAACGCCCATTTATGGGTGAGGGAGCAATGGAGGCTTCAGTCCGCCTTTTTGCTTACCAACCTTGTGAATATATGGTTCATTATTAATTGATGGAATTTATACGCTTTAACGAGAATTGTGGGGTAGTGACAATATTTGCATAAGGAAAAAGAAAAAATTTGGTGGGAAAAAATTGGCTGGAGCCCCTGTTTGTGGGGCTTTAGCGTTTTTAGGGGGAAAGTTTATGCAAAAATGGAAAATGGTGGGGATTGGGGGAAAATGGTCGAAAATTGGGTTTTATTTTGCATAAAAGTTGGTGGTGAATTGTTAGGTTTTAAACATTTTTAAAATTTTAAAGTTCGTTTTAAAGTGGGTTTAAAAGGGTTTAAATTCAGCTTTAAAATCGGGGTGGAAATTGCAGGAAGATGAAATAGAGGTGGTGTATTTAAGTGAGGTTTTTTATGGTTGTTTTGGTAAAAGCTAGGAGAAAAGGCGGTTTCAGTGGCAGAAATCGCCTTTTTTGTTGATTTTTGGGGCGATTTTGGTGCGTTTAGATGAAATCTAGCGGTTTGTTGTGTGTGATTATGGGTAGAATTTGCGAAAATGCGCCATTATTTGGCGGTATTTGAAAGGAACACAGGCTTCCTTGCCTTTGTGCTTAATATTAAGAAAGCGCTTGTAATGCGGTTTCTGTGGATGTTACCGACATTGATGTCGGTAACATATTAAAAATTGCGGTAGCCTAATACAACTTGACCAATCACAAGCAGGCTGTCTGCCTCTTCTGCTGTGAGTTTTATCGGGCGGTATGCGTTATTGTCGCTGATTAACTCTACCCCGCTAAATGTACGTTGAATGCGTTTTATCAGCATTGATCCTTGATTGTTTAAAACAAAGATTTTGCCATCAATTAAAGTTTTACTGGCATGATTGACGATAATGTCCTCGCCGTCTTTTAGCGTGTCGTCCATGCTATCGCCGCATACTTTATACTTTCCGCAGTCTTCCGCTTTTAACCCTCTAGCACGGAGCCATTCGCGCTCTATCTTGGTCTTTTTTACCTCTAGGTAATCGCTGTTTATGCCACCATAACCAGCCGTTACGATAACATCACGACAATCATCAATCCATTCAAACCCTTCGTCATCGGCAACGCTACGCGAATTCTCGCTTTCGCGCAGGGTAATTCTATTGGAATTTTCATCTAGTGTTGCATTGGTTTCTCCAGTCAATAAATAGTTAGGCGAAACCTCTAACTCTTCAGCAAGGGTAATAATCATTGAAGCTACAGGTTCAGTTTGATTTGTTTCCCAATTCTGCAATGCAGATAGTGAAAGTCCCAGCTTTTCCGCCATAGCATTTCTTGAAACTTTTTTAAACTCTCTTAACTCTCTAATCCGATTCCCTATGGATGAGTTGTTTTTAAACTTAACTCTCATAACTTTAAAAAACTCCTATGAAAAATTTAACTTTTTTAAAGTTGAATTAAAAGTTATTTATTTCAAATAGATAGATTAAATAACTATTAATCCAATGGTTAATTTTTAATCGATTAACTTTAAAATAAACTTTTAAAAGTTGTATTAGTTGTTTTTATGGTTTAATATCCTCATCAGATTAACAAATGAGGTTATCTAATGAGGACATTAATGGAAGCTAAAAAAACAGCTATTGATTGGCATCGAGAAGACATCAAAGCTGCACTAGCAAAAAAAGGTTGGTCATTGCGCCAACTCTCTTTAAAGCATGGTTATAGCAACGGTAGCACATTAAAAAACGCGCTAGACCGTCCTTGGCTCAAAGGTGAACGTATCATAGCTGAAGCTATTGGCGTTCCTGCCGAAGTTATTTGGGCATCACGTTATGAGCAACGTAACCATAAAAAATACGCTGATAGATAGTTTTGAGGTTATTTATGAGAAACGACAACCTAAAAACACACTACTCAGCCAAGGAACTACTTGATTTAAGTTTATCCTGTTTACCTAATTCGGTGCAAGGAATTATTTATCAAGCTAAGAAGAATGGTTGGGTAACTCAAAAAAGAGTTGGCAAAGGTGGTGGAAAAGAATATGCCTTGGCATCTTTACCGCAAGAAATTCAAACTGAGATTCGCACTAAATTCGCGATGGAGATTATCAATGCTAAACCTAAAGCACTCCCTGTAGTAAAAGCTGACGACTTAAAACAGCTCACCACGGCGCAACGCAAAGCGGCAGATGCGCGGATGGCGTTAGTGTTGTATGTGAATGAATTAGAAGCGGCGTTAGGCTCGCGCAATCAGGCGATGAAATGCCTACTTGAGCAAGCCAAGCAAGGGGAATTAAGCGATACACAAATGGCGTGGATTGCCTTGGCGAATAATAAACAAGGCAATGGGCGCGTATTGGGACATCGCACGCTGTATAAGTGGGTATTGGCATATCACCAATGTGAGACAGCGGAACAACGTTTGATGGTGTTAGCCCCCGGCAAGCGCAAGCGGGTTGAACCAGAAAATGTGTGGTATTTGCCTTGGTTTATGGGGTGCTATCGACAAACGTCAGGGCTGACTTTTGCAGATGCCTATCGAATGTTTGAGGCAGAATATGTGGGACGTTATGGCGATGATCCGACTTTTATGTCGATGTTACCAAGCCCCGATCAAGTTCGTACCGCCTTTGGCAAATTGCCCGTGCATATTCGCGAATTAGGGCGTTTAACTGGCTCAAAATATAAGAATTTGTTGCCTTATGTGGAACGTAAATGGGACTTGTTTAAAGCTAACGATATTTGGATTGGCGACGGACATTCTTTGAAATTGAAAGTCGCCCACCCTATCCACGGCAGTCCGTTTACGCCAGAACTGACAATGATTGTGGACGGCGCAAGCCGAAAAATCGTGGGTTGGTCGCTGGCATTATCAGAAAGCGGTTTTGCAGTGTTAGATGCCTTGCGACATGCCATTAGCCGACACGGTGTACCCTGTATTTATTACTCGGACAACGGTGGCGGTGAAAAGAACAAAATGCTGGATGCAGACGTCACGGGGATTTTACCGCGCTTTGGCATTCACCACGCCACAGGGATTGCAGGCAATCCGCAAGGGCGCGGGATTATTGAGCGGCTTAACCGCACCGTGGGAAAACGCATTGCACAGATGTTTCCCACTTATTACGGCAGCAGTGCGGATCAGGATACCACGCGGCGAATGTTGCAATCTATGGTCTCTCTTGCCGGCACCAAACAAGGGGCAAAATTAACGCCAAAACAACGCAAGGCAAAAGCAATGTTGCCTACGTGGGATGAATTAATGAAAGCCATTGAACAAGTGATCGATTGGTATAACAACGAACATGTGCATAGTGAAATCAATTGCACACCAGCAGAGAAATATCGCCGAGTGACGCAAGACGATTTGATTGTGATGCTTTCTGAACCGGAATTACGCGATATAGAACGACCGCACTTTATTCGCAAAACGCAGCGTGGTTTGGTGCAGTGGAATAATCACCAATATTTCCATTTGGATTTATTGAATCACCAAGGCAGTGAAGTGGTGGTGGCGGTGGATATTCACAATGCAGATTTTGTGCAAGTGCGGACGAAATCCGGACAGTTTATTTGCAATGCAAAATTTGAAGGGCACGCCCGCGAAGCATTCTCGGTTTCAATGGTGGAACAACAACGCCAAAAACGCGCAGACAGCAAATTGAAACGGATTCAACGCAATGTTGATGAAACCTTGGCTGAACTTAATCCGGTGATCACGATTGAGCATCAGCCAGATTTTGCAGTGTTAGTGCCAAAAGTGAAGCAAAAAATCCCAGCCAAGCCGATTTTCCATAACTTAACGGAGAAAGAAGAATGGGAAGCGGAACAGGCAAAGTTGGTGAATGAATAAGGAGAACAAGATGAAGAATTTTATTGAAAAAGAACGTAAAGCGCGCAGCAAAAGACGATTTAAACGCGCTAAAACGTTGATTAAAAGAGATTGGTCGAAAATAAACGATTTCCCAGTTTGGATTTTAACCCCTAGTGGCGTTGCCCCAAATTTAGCATCGCAATCAACGGCTCTAGATATGAATCAAGGTACGCCTTCATATCCGTCGCAACAAAATCAGGCACATCAGTGCTTTGTAACAAAAGACGAAGCTGATCGTGCGAATCGCCCTGAAATTGAAGCAGCGCAAGTTGATCCTGCTCGGCAAGTTGAACAATTAGCGAGCGAATTAAAATCTGTTGTACAGCAAGCCGACCGTTTAGGGCAGAAAGTTGTTGCTGTAAGTCTTCGAGTTGAGTTTGCGACATAAGGTTCTCCTTGGTTTAGGTAGGTTTAAAACAGAATTATAACGAGGTTAAAAATGAAAAACAAAGAACTGCAACGGTTTATGACCAATAGCGGCATGACACAAAAGCAGATTGCGCAAGCGTTAGCGGTATCAGTGGGGACAATTAGTCTTTATTTGAAAGGACAATACGCAGGCGATGTGCAACGCCTTGATGACAAGGTGGCGGAGTATTTGGCACGCCAAGATCAGAAAATTTTAAATGCGCGTTACAACAAGCAATTTGTGCCAACGTTTCTCGCACGTAAAGGGATGGAAGCGATGGAATATGCGCATACGGAAGGCGAGATGGTAGTGATTTATGGTGCGGCAGGGTTAGGCAAAACCCAGTTGTTAAAAGAATATGTGCGTACGCACCCTTCTGCAATGTTGATTGAAACCGATCCAAGTTATACCACCAAAGTCTTATTACGCAAGATTGCGGAGGCTTGTGGTGTGGTTGTGCAAGGCGTAAACAATGACTTTTTCGAGAAGATAGTGGAGCGTTTGGAAAATTCAGAACGGTTATTAGTGATTGACGAAGCGGAGTTGCTTTCTACACGTTCTTTAGAGTTTGTTCGACGATTACGAGATAAAACCAATATTGGCGTGGTGCTTGCTGGTATGCCGCGTTTAATGGTGAATTTGTGCGGTAAAAACAACGAACTGGCACAGTTATATAGCCGTGTAACTCGACCGTTTGATTTAGGCAATGCCCTTCCAGAGAAAGATTTAGCGTTATTAACGGAAACAGCACTCGGCACGGCTGAATTTAATGCGCCTTTTATTAAGTTTAGTAAGGGCAATGCACGTCGATTAAGTAACCTCATTAAAGGTGTGGTGCGATTGGCTGAAATTAATGAGTGTGAAATCACTTATGAAATGGTTGAAGAATACAGCAAAGTATTGATTGGCTAAGGAGACCAAAATGTTACAACCCAATACAACTAAACAATTAAACAAAAACAATGCCGTGATGTTGGCTTATTTAGAACAAGTAGAAAAAGCCGTGAGACGCTTAAATGAAATGGGGCTTACGGTGATTAATGTGCACTTTGAGAAGATAAGACCGACTGTGCGTGTGATGAATAATGCAGTAACAGAACAGTTAGAGAAAGACCAATTGGCTTATGTGTATCACGTGGGGCGTGATGTGGGTCGATACCAAGAAGCGCAATTTACGGTGGAAGGTATCCGAGTGGTTTGGCGAAAATATTTGAACTAGGAGGATGAATGGCAACGCGTCGGCAAATTTATGCAGTCTATCGTGGCGAAGAGAATTTGGGTGACGGGACTGCGGAAGAATTAGCAAAGAAACTCAATGTGAGCGAAAAAACGATTTACAGCTCGGCAACAGTCGCCCGATGTAAACGTGATAAAGGTAAGCGACTTGTGGTGATTAAGTTAGATAAAGAGGAACTCTAAATGAAGGTGATGATTGAAGGGAAAGAATACTGGCGTGATGCAAGAGGCAATTTAACGCCAGCTGAGTTGGTGAAAGATATCGACAAAGCACGTGATGTGCTTGTGCGTGAATGGGTGGAAAAAGGCGTGTCCTTAAATAAGGAGATGCGCAATTTTAAAGATGGCATTTTTGGTGATATTCAGGCGTTTATTGAACTTTCAGCTGAAAAATACAATGCAAAAGTGGGCGGTAGTAAAGGCAATATCACGCTTTATAGCTACGACGGCAAATACAAAATCCAACGTGCGATTAACGACCACTTGCAATTTGATGAACGTATTCAGGCGGCAAAAGTGTTGATTGATGAGTGCTTGAATGAATGGAGCGAAGGCTCTCGCCCTGAACTAAAAGCGTTAATTGAACGTGCGTTTAATGTGGACAAGGAAGGTAATTTAAATACTTCTCGCATTTTAGGTTTGCGACGGGTAGATATTCAAGATGAACGTTGGCAAAACGCGATGCAGGCGATTAGTGAAAGCGTACAAGTGGTGAGTAGTAAGGCTTATGTGCGACTTTATGAGCGTGTGGGCGAAAGCGATCAGTATGTGCCGATTGCGTTAGATGTAGCGGGGGCGTAGATGAGTGAGTCTGGCATCGTTGTAATTTGTCTTTTTGCACTATATGCGTGGTTAGCATATTTGATGTTTAAGAATTTATAAAACTTATTTAAATGCCCTTTAAATCTCCCCATCCCCCTCTTTACAAAGAGGGGGATGGGATGAGGGGCATTCATAATAGGTTTTAACAACAAAGGAGCAAAAATGAAAAAACTGGAAAATTACCGAGATTTTAGCCAACACGCTGCGGAAATGGAACGTGCTGGCGCATGGAAACAAGCAGAAAGTGCTTGGGAAAAAGCAGCAACGGTGGCTCGTCGTCGAGAAAATCAAGAATGGGCGGAAAATCGTCGTTTATTTTGCGCACATTATGTGCGTTATCCCGCGAGAAGACCGGAGGTCAATCATGGCTAAGTTTGTGGCGCGCTTTTATTGTTTAGTTGAAGCAGTTGTGGAAGCTGAAAGCAATGAGCAAGTGTTGGAATTGTGTGATTTGAATGTGTGCGATGTGAATAAACTACCGCATACGATTACGGAAATTGATGATGTGGTTGAGGTGGAGGAAGTATGAGTGAATTAACAAAAAATGATTTAAAAATAGGTCGCTTTTACTCAGCTAAACGACCGCAACGTTTCGGTTTTTTCCGCTTACTTAACGACAGAGAGATTATTTGGTTAAGCGATACCCACGTGAAATATGATAGCCCAAGTGTGAAATTTGGCGCGAAATACCCGATAGTGACTATCGAAAGATTTTTGAAATGGGTAAAAGAAGATGTAACAGAGCAAATGCCGAAAGATGAATGGAGACGAGCAGGATGACAGAACAAGAAAAAGTGCGGTTGGATGAAATATTGCAACAAGCAGCAATGCAGCTTATTAAAGCACAAACCTATCTTCGCACAGGGCAAGCTCAATATGCTGCGGTTTATGTGGGGAATGTGCAGAATTTGTTGCCTGGGTTGAGAATGAGATTGGTATGTTAAAACCCATTTACAGCCTATTAAATCTCCCCTAGCCCCTCTTTACGAAAGAGAGGGATAAGATGAGGGGCATTCATAATAGGTTTTAACAACAAAGGAGCAAATATGAGACCTGAATTTAGATATTTTAAATGCGCATTAAGCGTTGAGCCTATTAAATCATTAGATGAGCAATGGCGAAAAGATAGAGAGCTCAGAGATAAAAAACTTGACGCTATTTTTGACACTATCCCATTTTATGAATGCTGGAGAGGAAGTGAAAGTAATATATTTGGAATTGTTTGTAGTTTAGATAGCGATGAATTTGCCAAAATAAAAGAGGATAAGACCTATAAATTTGAAATAGTTGAAAATGAGAAAGTTGTCATCACTGGCAATGGCAGAACAAAAGCCGGTAAGGCATTTAACGATAAAATCCAAAGCGTTAGAGATATTTTAAATCAATACCCAAGCTTTAATGATTTTATGCTACGAAAATTAAAACTTAATTGCTGGGTGCTTGGCGCACGCACTGGTTATGTATCTGTATGCGGTGTTGCAAGTGACTACTTTATCGTTTCAATACCAGTTAAATCAGAGGGCTTTGGTGGGGATGGCTTCCCGGCAATTCCGGAATGTTTAACAGAAATAAAACAAAGTGAATTTTTAATGTTACAGGGGAAATAGATAATGAGTGAACAAATTTACGAATTTAAGAATGTAACCGATATTTTAGTGCTTGATGAAAAACAGTTTGAACGATTCTTAGCAGATTTCAAAGAATGGTTCCATTTTCAAAAACAAGCGAGAACCGAAGCCGAAAAGCTTAGAGAACTTGGATTGAATATTACTCTAGCAGATGTGATTCGTTGGAAAGATGATGACATGATTGGAGTGGGGAAAATTACGATTGATGTGCAAAAGGCACGAGATTATTAAAACCCATTTACAGCCCATTCAAATCTCCCCTAGCCCCTCTTTACAAAAGAGGGGGATAAGTGAGATGAAGTGGGCTGAGTAATGTGTTTTATTAACTAAAGGAGCAACAATGTTAAAAGAAAGCGATTTACTTGAAGATCATGATTATGTATCAAATAACGTAAAAATATATAAAGGCAATTTAGTAAGCTGGAGACGTATTTTTAAAGTTAATCGTGCTAATGAAAGTGTAACATATTGTGAAATGAAATGGCTTAAAGATGGTTTAAAAGCGACATTGAAAACTATATCAATCAAAGCATTTTTAAAATGGGCTGTTGCTGATGTAACTAAGGAGACGAAAGAATGAAACTATGCCGTTGCCCTATTTGCCACAGTGATATCCATTTGGATGCGTTGTTGGAAGATGATGCGGGGCGTGAGATGTTGGGGTTAATATCCAACTTAGGTGGTCGCAATGCCCGTGCGTTGGTAAGTTATATTGGTCTGTTTCGCCCTGAAAAATCGGCACTATCTAATGGGCGGGAGTTGAGATTAATGAAAGATGTGTTGGAGATGTATCAACCCAGTCCGCTACTCGCCCATGCATTGAATGAAACGGTGCAAGCGGTGATGAAAAACCGTCGGGAAACTCGCAATATTCAGGTGTTATCGAATCATAACTATTTGAAGAAAGTGTATGAAGGGGCGAAACCCTTGTTTGCGGTAGTGCGTAATGAAGGCAAAGCTGAAATGCAAAGCGTTGCGGCACAAGAAGAGGATAAACGTATGGCAGCCATTCAATATATTGAACGTTATGCCTCCATTGGGCAGTTGCAATTTGTGGAAAATATGCCTGAGTTTGCGGTTTGGAAAGCCTGGAAAGCGGAACAGGAGAAAGGCTATGTTGCGTAAAAATTTAATCGCTCGAATCCATATTGGGAAAAGCCAATTAGGTCTTGATGATGAAACCTATCGTCAATTATTGGTAAGCACAACGGGGAAAACAAGTTGTACTGAAATGACGGAAAGTGAATTGCAACAGGTGTTAAATGTTATGGTGCAAAAGGGGTTTAAATCCAGTCGTCATTTTTGGGGAAATCGTGCGGCACCACGTGAAGATAAGAAAATTTATTTGGCAAAAATTACCGCACTTTTAGCAAAACATGGTTTACCGAAAGAATATGCAGATGGTATTGCGAAACGTTCGTTTAAAGTGGATTTTGTGCATTGGTTACAGCCGTGGCAGTTGAAAAAGGTGGTGCAGATGTTGGCAGTGTATGATCGGAATAAAAAAGCATTGTAAGATGAAATTATCAGGTGTAAATTGAAGGCTCTTTGGAGCCTTTTTTATTTCCTATGATAAAGTTTCTATCTAAATTATTTCAACGTTTCACTTCTAATTCTAAGCCTAAACCTGAGGTTATAACAGAATACGAGCTACATAACTCTACAACTAATCTAGAATTACCTCGCTTCACTGTATCTATTGAAATAGATAACCGCCCTAAACCTGAAGATCCTCAAGAAAAACGCCGTTTCAAAGAAGCCTTTGAACAAATTACACATGACATTAAATTTATCAATATTGATAAAGATGATGTTTATGAGTTACTTTGGACGCATCGTATTGGAGGATTTTATCAGCTAGGAAAAGCTCTTAAAACTCGTGATATTTTAATGAATTGGTCGTGGTTTGATGAATGGTTAGAGCGATTTCAAAGTATATCTATATATCCATATATGTGGAATCGTTGGTTTGTTAAGGGGAAACTTTATCCTACCGACTTAGATGAAGCGACTAAGAAGTTAACAGTTAAAAATATGAAAGATATTCTAGGGCGAAAGGGGTATCAAGAATATCCTAAACTTCGTGCTGAATTAGAAGTGTTTTTCAAACAGAATATCGCTTATGAAGATTTACAGCCCGAGCTAAGGGATAGAATGATAGAAAAGGGCTGGAAGGAGAATGATGAGTATCAAGAGTTGAAAATAGAGCTTCTATGTCATTCAGTTATTATGAGATCTTACGCCTTAAGAGATTTTGAACGATATACTCCAGAATATTTATCATCTTTGGATGATAAATTTATAAAAAAGCCTAAACTATCCTTTGTCGGTGATGATGAGGAAGAGAGAATTGTTCAATCATTCATAATCTCTCCAATTAAAAATAATCAGGTTATTCAAATTCCCCCTTTTTTTCCTGGAGGAAGAGCTAATATTCGATACTTTTATCGCGAAAATCATAACGTATAACAATTTTTCAAAAAAATTTCTGCAAAATACCGCCTTTTTAAAATTTCCGTGTGAGAATTGCGTAAAACAATTTACGGAGGTGTTTATGGTTGAATCTTTGGAAGATGTGGCTGAATTACTGCCTGAAACGGTGCAGCAGATGGTGGATTTGGTGGGCTTTGCTGCGGTGGAGAAAATTATTACAAATTTTGGTGGGGCTACCTTTCGATTTACTGATGGGGTGCATTATTTTCCTAAGCTTAAAGCATTAATTGGTTTGGAAAGTGCGGTGAAATTACGAGAGGTTTTTCGTGGGGAGTGGCTGTATATTCCTCGTTGTCAAACGGCATTGCGTGTGTTGCGTAATTATCGTTTTAAAGCCGATTATGATTATCTTACCCAGCATTTAAATAAATCAGGGCGTATGGCTATGCTTGAGCTTTGTCCGAAATATCAACTTTCTGATCGGAGTGGTTGGGAGATTTTGGCACAGGTGCGCCATCCTGAAGAACCCCATAATCTTGCCTTGTTTTAGTGCTGAAACCGCTCCTCTCTTCTCTTTACTCCGATTTTAAGACAATACCCTTAATCTCAATAGATTAAGGGTATTTTTTATGTCTACTTTAACTTTTCTAGATATTTTTAACCGCTTAATTGGGCATGAGGGCGGTTATGTTAATGACCCTCGCGACCCAGGCGGGGAAACCAATTGGGGGATTACTAAACGCACAGCTCAGGCAAATGGTTATCAAGGCAGTATGCGAGCAATGACGCGTGATCAGGCTTTTAAAATCTACTACTCCGCCTTTTGGTTACGTTATCAATGCGACAAGATGCCCGAAGCGGTGGCTTTCCAGTTTTTTGATGCAGCGGTAAATCATGGATTAGGCAATGCAAGCCGTATGTTGCAACGTGCGGTTGGTGTGTTAGATGACGGCATTATCGGTAAATACTCTCTTGAGGCCATCAATCGCAATCCAATCTCTGACACGTTGATGGTGTTAAACGGCGAACGCCTTAATTTTTACACCCGATTAAAGAACTTTGACCGATACGGCAAAGGCTGGGTGAATCGTGTGGCACAAAACTTAAGATATGGAGCACAAGACAATGAAGTTTAAGTTTTCAGACATTTTAACATGGGTTTTTGATTGGTTCGGCTTGAGAGGAAAACAAACCAAATATCGACCTCACTTTTATAGCAAAAATGCGTGGAGTTATGTCGGCAACGGCAAGATGACACCGGCAATTGAATTAATGTTGAGACTTTGTTCATGAAAAAGTTTTTTGAACTCTTCACCAATGACAACGGGCGCGCCAGCACCACAGGTTTTATTCAGTTTTTCGGCTTTTTGGTGATGGCGGGTGTGCTGATTTATGCGGTCTATCTTGACCGTTCTACGGTGACAGATTTGTTCTTTTATTTTGCTTGTTTTTGTGGTGGTTCTGCCGCAACCAAAGGGGCGGTGATGGCTTTTCAAGCCAAACAAACCAAGCCAGAAGAACAGATTACCAGTGAAACCTATGTGGAGCCAGAACAAACGGATAGACCAAGGGGGATTTGATGAGTATGCAGATTATTTTAGCGGGACTTGGGATTTTCGTGCTATTGGGTGCGTATGTGATGTTTAAGCTGAAACATGCACACCGTGAGATTGAGCAGTTATTAAAAACCAATGCCCAGTTGCAAACGCAAAAAGCCGTGGCTGAAACTCAAGTAAAACATTTTGAAGTGAGAAAGAAAAATGAAGAAAACACTCGTAACACTAGCCGTGATGATGTCATTAACCGCCTGCAGCAATCAGGCGATCTCCGTGATTAATCCAAGTTGTAGTGGATTTGGCATTATCACTGCCAGCCGACAAGATAGCACGGAAACCTTGCGGCAAATTGCGGTACATAATGCGACTTATCGTGAGATTTGTGCCGAAAGTAAGGAGTCAAAATGATTGACGATAAAGTGTTTATTGGGATTGGCACAACGTTGATTATGACATTAGTCGGCTGGGCGTGGAAATCGGTAAACGATAAAGTGGCTGAAAATGAGCATGCGATTAAAGCCTTAGAAAAGCAAATGCAACAGGATTTTCAGAGTAAAGAGCTTGCTGAAGTAAAAAATAAACACTTTGAAAGCATTTTGAAAGAGGTGCGCGATCAGTTGAAAGAAATCAATCAGAAGTTAGATAAAAAGGTGGATAAATAATGTCAGCAAGAGAGCGAAAACGATTAGAGCAATTGGCAGAAAAACAAGAAATTAATGCCAAATTAGATGAGATTCTGGCTTTAAGCCGACAAGCGAACCATAAAATCGACCGTTTAGACGGTCGAGTGGATGATATTGATACTCGCTTGGCAAAGGTAGAAGAAAGTTTGGCGAAATTAGGTGTGCGTGCTGCGGTTATTGGCGGGTTAAGTGGCTTGGTCGTCTCTGTTGGGTTTGAGCTGATTAAAGCAAAATTCGGGGGTTAAGATGGCGCATGATGATAAAACCAAAGTAAGCGTGCGTCGTTATTATGTGTTTGATTGCTTAACACTGGAAATTGCCGCTGAAAAAGCAGGGGTATCTTACAACACGGCACGCCGCTGGAAACGTGAAGCCGAAGCCAAAGGCGATAATTGGGATAAAGTGCGTGATGCAAATACGATGGCTAGTGGCAAAGTAGAAGATGTGGCGCGCGGCATGCTGACTGCGTTTGTGCTTTATTTTGAAAACACAATGGATGAGATTAAGCGCGCGGAAGCATTGCCTGTGAGTGAAAAAGCGAAGTTGATTCAGGGGCTGGGCGATAGCTATTCGAAAATGGTGGCAAGCAGTAAGCGATTATTGCCTGAAGTGTCGGAAATGGCGACGGCAATAAAGACCATCACGATGTTTGGAGATTATATACAAGCCAATAAGCCTGAGTTGATTAATGAGTTTGCGGACTTATTGGAAGGGTTTGGGGAGTTGTTGAATAAGGAATTTAAGGCGTGATAGTTACCGTGGGTAGGTATACCCACGGCTAATTATAGTCATAGTGGTTCCCCTTTGGGGAACGCTAACCTACCCCATCGGGGTGCATTATGCGTAAACCAGGGTATACCTACCCTGGGTAAACAGCGGAGATATATGAAAAATAAAGAATTATTAGCAGAATTAAAAGCCTATTCGGACAGCTTGCGACAAAAGGTCGAGGCAAAGTTTGAGGGGTAGGACGATTCTCTTGCTGCCATTAGTGAGCGACGCAAAAAGGTGCTAGATCCTGTTTCGGGCTATGACTTTTTTGTGTCGAATTACTTTCCGCATTATGTGCGTTCTCGCTCTCGTTCGCAGTTGCATAACTATCTTTTTGAGCAGTTGCCACAAGTATTACAACAGCCATCATCAGTGCATTTAGCCATTGCTGCGCCACGTGGTGAAGCTAAATCGACCTTGGTTTCCCAGCTCTTTACACTTTACTGTCTTGTGACACAGAAAAAACGCTATGCGTTGATTGTGATGGATAGTATCGACCAAGCCTATCCAATGTTGGAAGCCATTAAAGTAGAGTTGGAATTTAACCAACGTTTGCGCATTGATTTCCCTGAAATAGCAGGACAAGGGCGTGTTTGGCAAGCGGCAACCATTATCACGAAAGCTAACCAGAAAGTGCAGGTAGCGGGCTCTGGCAAGAAATTGCGTGGTTTACGCCACGGTGCTTATCGACCTGATTTAGTGGTGCTTGACGATATTGAAAATGACGAACAAGTGCGTAGCCCTGAACAGCGTGACAAATTACACGATTGGTTGAAGAAAACCGTCCTTCCGTTAGGGGCGGCTGGAGATAAGTTAGATGTAGTGTATATCGGGACTATTCTCCATTACGACAGTGTTTTAAACCGCACTTTATCGAGTAAAGCGTGGAAGACAGCCAAGTTTAAAGCCTTAATTCGTCAGCCTGATGATATGAGCCTATGGGATAAGTGGGAAGACTTCTACTTAAACGAAGGCGAAGCGGTAGCTGATGCTTTCTATACGCAAAATCAAGCGGCAATGGATAAAGGTGCGGTAGTAAGCTGGGCTGCTCGCCCGATTTTAACCTTGATGAAGATTCGCGCTCGTGATGGGCATGCCACCTTTGATTCTGAATATCAAAATGACCCGTTAAGCAGTGATGATGCGATGTTTGCCAATAGTTTGACTTATTGGACGGAATTGCCAGCAAATTTAATTTATTTCGGTGCGCTTGACCCATCCTTAGGAAAAGCAGGGGCAAGCAGAGACCCCTCTGCCATTTTAGTGGGCGGCTATCACCGAGAAACAGGCAAGTTATATGTGGTGGAAGCGCAAGTGAAAAAACGTCTGCCTGATTTAATTATTGAAGATGTGATCCGTATGCAGAAGCAATACCACTGTCAGCGTTGGTTTGTTGAAACGGTGCAATTCCAAGAGTTTTTAAAAGATGAATTAGTGAAACGCTCTGCGCAACGTGGCATTCCTGTTCCAGCGACGGCGACGAAGCCAAATACAGACAAAATGTTGCGTATTGAGAGCCTACAACCCCACATGGCGAATAGTTTAATTTTGTTGCATAGCTCGCAAACTACACTGATTTCCCAGTTACGCCATTTCCCGAAAGCAGACCATGATGATGGCCCAGATGCGCTAGAAATGTTGTGGCGTAATGCAATGGGCAGCTCGGCAGCGATTGAGTGGATTGGGTTAAATCAACTGAATGAGATTGAATCAGATGAATACGAAGATGAAGACGATCTTTATTCAATATGGAAACATTAAAGGCGGATTAAATGGGATTTATTGATAAGGTTAAAAACCTTTTAAAAGGTAATGAAACAGAGCCAACACAAACCGATGATGCAGAAGTAACTGCAACGGGGCGTGTATTAGATGATCACCCCTCTGCAAAAATTACGCCTTCAAAATTAAAGCAGATTTTAGAGGATGCCGAAAACGGCGATATTCAGGCGCAGCATCAACTTTTCATGGATATTGAAGAGCAAGATAGCAGCATTGCCGCCAATATGATGACACGTAAGCGTTCAGTTTTAACGCTAGATTGGCGTATTGTTGAACCACGTAATGCAACCCCTGCAGAAGAAAAATTGCAAGCAGAAATTGATGAGTTATTTTATCAATATCCCAATCTTGAAGACTTGTTTATCGATTTAATGGATGCCGTGGGACACGGTTTTTCGGCGTTGGAAATTCAATGGGCGCAGGTGGATGGCAAATGGGTTCCAAAAGGCTTTAGACCTTGTCCGCAGCCTTGGTTTAAATTGGATAAAGACGATAGTTTATTATTACGCACGCCAGCGAATCAAATGGGCGAGCCTTTACGTCCTTTTGGCTGGGTGGTACATCGCCATAAATCTCGTTCGACACAGTTAGCTCGTGATGGCTTATATCGCACATTGGCATGGCTTTATATGTATAAGCATTATTCTGTGCGTGATTTTGCCGAGTTTTTAGAGCTTTATGGTATGCCGATTCGCATTGGTAAATATGGTGCTGGCGCCACTAATGCGGAGAAACGCACTTTACTGCGTGCGTTGGCTGAAATTGGGCATAACGCGGCAGGCATTATGCCTGAATCGATGCAGATTGAACTGCATAATGTCGCTAATGCAGGTGCTGCATCGGGTAATAATCCATTTTTACAAATGGTTGATTGGTGCGAGAAATCTATTGCTCGGTTGATTTTGGGGCAAACCTTAACATCGGGGGCGGATGGTAAAAGCTCCACCAATGCGTTAGGTAATGTGCATAATGAAGTGCGTCGTGATTTGATGATTAGCGATGCGAAACAGATTGCGCAAACCATTACTCAACAAATCATTTTGCCGTATTTGCAAATTAATGTTGATCCGAATATTGCGCCACATCGTATCCCTTATTTTGAGTTTGACACAAAAGAATATGAAGATTTATCAGTCTTTGCAGAAGCCATCCCTAAACTTACGGGCATTGGCGTGCAGATTTCTGAAAGTTGGGTGCGGGATAAATTAGGGATTCCTGAACCGCAGGAAGGCGAGTTGATTTTAAGCATACCGCAAGGCGAGAAAACGGACGAAAAAACGACCGCACTTTCTGCCGTATTTAACCATGGCAAAGACTGTTCTTGCGGCTGTCGTGCTGCTGCGTTGTCGGCGCAGAATGGTAAAAAGGACGAACAAGATGAACTGGACGGTTTGATTGATGATGCACTGGCAAATGCGGATTTTAATCAACAACTTGATCCTATGATGAAACAAATTGTAGGCGTGATCATGGCAAGTGAAAGCTATGATGAAGCACAGGAAAAACTGATCGCACTTTATCCTGATTTAACCAGTGAAAGCCATCAAGCCTATTTGGCAAGTGCGGTATTTTTAGCTGATTTATTAGGAGCAGCCAATGCCGAGCGTACCTAAGTTTGCCATTGGCGTAGAACCCAAACAAGCCATTGAGTTTTTGCGCCAAAAGAAAATGCTTGCCAGCAAGGTGTTAGTAAAAGAAATGCAGGATAGCGCATTGGCACGTGCCACGACGATTGCGCGCTTAACAAGTCTTGATATGACAAAGGATATTTACCAATCTTTAGAAACCGCTATGCGTGAGGGCAAAGGCTTTCACGCTTGGAAAAAAGAACTGGTGAGTGAATTTGAACGCAAAGGTTGGATTTTTGGGAAAGATCCATCTATTCGTGGTATTGATGGGCATTTACTGGCAGATCCAAAAACAGGGGAATATTTTGGCACGCCGCGTCGGTTAAATACGATTTATCGTGTCAATATGCAGTCAGCTTATTCGGCTGCGCGTTATCAACGCTTGCGTGATAACGTGGATAATCGCCCTTATTGGCAATATTCCGCCGTGGGTGATGCGCGTACTCGCCCTGCCCATTTAGCATTGAGCGGTAAGGTGTATCGTTATGATGATCCGTTTTGGGCGACATTCTATCCGCCTAATGGGTTTAATTGTCGCTGTACGGTGATTGCATTAGGCGATAGAGATTTGAAACGCCGTGGGATTGATAAACCTGACGATAGCTCGGAATTTTTGGTGGAAGTAGAACGCCCAGCGGATAAGCAAGGTAATCGTGAAAAGACGGTAGGGTTTAAATTGCCTGATGGCACGGTACGTGTGACAGATAAAGGCTTTGATTACAATGTGGGGCGATTAAACTACAAGCCTAATTTGGATCTTTATCCTGAAAAACTGGCGCATGCGTTTGCCACGGTTGAAATGAAAGGTGGGGAGTTTAAGCACGATTTTGAATTGTTGGCAAAGCATGTGGCGGAGATGAAACAAACGCTCAGCCCAGATGGAAAAAAACTCACTGCTGAGCAGATGTTACAGGTGCGTGATAGCCTAACCAAAAACTTTAAATTTGCAGCAGGTGTCTTGAGTGCGGAAAGTAAGGATTTATTGAAAAGCAAAACTGGCACAGTGTGGCTTTCTGATGATACTTTAATTAAGCAATTTAATAGTCGTGATGGGCAAGATTTTGGGATTGATGAATATGCGGATTTGCCGGATATTGTCAATTCACCGGATAAAATTATTGTAGATGAATTCGGCTACCAATTTTATAAAGATGTAAATGGTAAGAAATTGTTAGCTGTATTGAAAGTTTTAAGTCGAGAAAACGAAATTTTTGTGCAATCGTTCAGATTGGTGAGTGATAAGCAATGGAAAAAGGCATTTAAAGAATAAGCCACTAGGCGGGGCTCGAACCCACCGCACACAGTCCCGAGTCTATTTCACCTCTTCGCCCGCGATCTTCGAGATTCATCGCTTTTCTAGTGGCTTTGGTGAATATACCCCTTTAAAATTTAAAAATCAACGATTATGATAGACATTGAAATCAATAATGCGCAAGAAGTTACCGCCTTGCTTGAACGATTAGCGCAAGCTACAGCACATCGTGCGCCTTTAATGCGTAGCATTGCAGGCACAATGGAATCGGCTGTCACGCAGAACTTTGAAGTGGGTGGTCGTCCTGAGTGGAAGAAATTAAAGCTTCGCCAAGGTACGCCTTTGGTGGATACTGAAAACTTGATGGAGAGCATCACTTCTGAATATAATAACAATGAAGCCATTGTAGGGACGAATGAGCCTTACGCAGCTATCCATCAATTCGGGGGTAAAGCTGGACGAGGTCGTAAAGTAGAGATTCCGGCACGTCCTTTTTTGGCTTTAACACCTCAAGATGAGGCAGATATTTTGGAAGATATACAAGACTACTTCCAACGCTTAATTAAATAAATCAGAAAATCGCCCTAAATCGCACGTAGGGCGATTTTTTACTTTTAGGGTATAAGATTTCATCTTTAAATTTTTAAAACAATTTAAAACGGTTTTAAAGCGTTTTAAAATGGGTTTGGGTTGTTTTCAATCATTCAATCTTTCACGTCTTTAATGTGAGGCTTGTTCCTCATTGTCTAAAATTTCAAATTATTTGGTTGCGCTGAAGCCAGTCATCTCTTGTTATCTTGTTCAATTCGATATTCTGCCATCCTAGATTGAGTTTTTAAGGATAGTTTCAGATGAAATTAACAGTTGCCGCTTGTAGTTTTGAAATTAACAAGGCGAAGTATGGTCGTATCCAACTTTTACCTTATGGCAAATTTCGTGCCGCAGACGGCAGACCAACCGATGTGGAGGCATGGTATGTAACAGATACAAATGGCGCGGATGTGGTGGCGTTGGCAAATAATCAACGCAATCCCCTTCCTATTGACTATGAACACCAAATTATTCACTCCCTAAAAAACGGCAAAGAAGCACCGAGTGCGGGCTGGATGGAATATTTCTATTTTACCCCACAAGGGATTTTTGCTGATGTGCGTTGGACTGATAAAGCCGCGGACTATATCAAAAATGGCGAATATCGTTATATCTCGGCTGTGTTTGCTTACGACACAGAGGGCTATGTTCGCAAGATCTTTCATGCTGCATTAACCAATACGCCTGCTTTAGATGGTATGGAGGAAGCAATGGTGGCAGCCAGCGTGAATTTGTTACAAGAGGACAATCCAATGAATAAAAAATTATTGGCAGCATTATGCGCACTGTTTGCTTTAAAAGCAGATGCAAGTGAAGCTGATATTACGGAGAAAGTGACCGCACTTTCGGCAGCTAAAGGCGATAGCGCTGTGGACGTGTTAGATGTTTACGCAAAATTAGCTGAAAAAGAACAATCAGTGGCAGCGTTATCCACACAAGTGGGCAACCCTGATCCTGCTAAATTTGTGCCAGTCGAACAGGTAGCCGCATTACAGGCTGATTTTAATGCGCTTAAAACATCTGTAGAAGCAGACAAGAAAGCGGCATTAATCACAGCAGCATTATCGCAAGGTAAACTGGCTCCTGCATTAAAAGATTGGGCGCAAAGTTTATCTGTTGAGGCATTAAGTGCTTACTTAGAAAAAGCACCTGCAATGGCCGCATTAAGTGGTGAGCCACAAGCAAAAGGCGATCCAGAGCAGAAAGTGGTGGCGTTAAGTGCTGCAGAGAGTGCCGCAGCAAAAGCGTTAGGCTTAAGCGAAAAAGATTATATGGCAACCTATAAGGAGCAAAAATAATGGATAAATTCAAAAAATCGGAACTTTTAAAAGCCCTTGATGAAGCCTTTAAAAAAGACTTTGCGAGCGGTTTAAACGTGATTAATCCTCAATGGTCAGAAATTGCTATGAAAATTGCAAGTTCTACCGAAACCAATACTTACGGTTGGTTAGGGCATTTCCCAAAATTGCAAGAATGGGTGGGTAAACGTCGTTTACGCAAAATGCAAGCGCAAGGTATGCAAGTATCGAATAAGTTGTTTGAAAGCACTGTTGCTATCCCTCGCACCAATATTGAAGACGACCAGGTCGGCTTATTTAGTCCGATGGTAAAACAAATGGGACAAAGTGCGGCGGAATTACCTGATGATTTAGTATTTGGCTTAATTAAACAAGGTAAAAGCACCCTTTGCTATGACGGGCAGAATTTCTTTGATGACGATCATCCTGTTTTTGCGGAAGTCGATGGCACAGGAAATCAAACCACGCAAAGTAATATTACCAAAGGCAGTGCAGCAGGAAAACCAGCGTTTTATTTGTTGGATACGACGAATGCCGTGAAGCCATTTATTTGGCAAGAACGCTTAACCCCTGAAATTGAGACGAAATTTGATCCGTCTAAATCCGATACGGTATTTATGGAAGATACCTATATTTGGGGCGTGCGTGCGCGTGGTAATGCAGGTTTTGCATTCTGGCAACTTGCTCATCGTGTGGAAGACAGCGAATTAACTGAAGATGTCTTAATGGGCGTGTTGGCAAAAATGAAATCCTTAAAAGGCGATGGCGGCAAGTTGTTAAATATTCGTCCGAATATCTTATTAGTGCCACCTGCACTTGAATATACAGCAAAACGTTTAGTGGAAGCCGATATTATCAACGGTACCAGCAATGTGTTGAAAGGGACGCTTAAAGTGATGGTGTCTTCACAGATTGTGGAGTAATCCGTCTCTTTCCTTGCCTTCCCTCGCTTGCGAGGGAAAGCAAGAAATGACTAGGAGGAAGTTATGGCAAAGAAACAGCAAAACAAGACAGACGATGAAGTGAAAACCGACACGTCCGAAAATACTGCAGAAACCGACCGCACTTTAGATAAGCCGGATGACGCGCCCAAAGGCAGTGATGTGATTCATCCTATTGCCTATGCAGTGACGTTACGTGCAATTCATCCGCAAGCCTCTTATGGTCGCTGCGGCTATCGTTTTAACAAAGAAAGTGCGGTGGAAATTCCAGTTGAAAACTTGACGGGTGAGCAAGTCATTATGCTTGCTGAAGATCCCTGGTTAGAACTTATTCCCATCTGCGATAAATAAGGATGAGTGATGCATTACGCCAGTGCAGAAGATTTTGTGTTACGTGTAGGGGAAGTGCAAGCCATTGAACTGACCGACCGTGATTTGACTGGGCAAGTTAATGACAATTTGCTTGATGTTGCATTGTCTGATAGCTCAAGCCAAATTGATGGTTATTTGGCAGCACGTTATACCCTCCCTCTTGTGAGTGTGCCACAAAACTTGGTGCGACTTTGTTGTGATTTGGCACGTTATCGTTTAGCGAGTATGTCTCATGTGACGATTCCAGAAGAAATCATTACACGCTATAAATTAAGTTTAAAAGAACTTGAGGATATCAGTGTGGGTAAGATTTCACTGGGGTTGCCGCCTACAGAGAATAATGATGCCAACGAACACGACAATGGTGTGATTTTTACTAATCCGAAAAACAGGATTTTTGCGCGTGATCACTCAAATTGAAAATGCCCTTGTAGAACGCCTACAGCGTGGCTTAGGGCGTTTAGTCAATACCGTTAAAAGCTACGGTGGCGAGCTCGATGATGAAAGTCTTGGGACATCACGTTTGCCGATGTGTTTAGTCACTTTTGGGGGCGCACGTATCGAACGTATGGGCACTAATTTGAAGCGTCATCAATCCACAGCAAACTTTGTCATTATCGTGGCAGTAAATAGCTTGCGTAGCAATATTGCGGCACGACAAGGCGGAGCGGATAAACGAGAGGTGGGCGTTAATCAGTTGATTACAGCCGTACGCCGTTTGTTAGATGCGCAAACCTTAGGGCAATTAGTCAAGCCATTGAAACCGACCAGGGTGCGTACGCTCTTTAATAATGCCACTTTTAAAGGTGGGGCGATAACAGCTTATGCGATTGAGTATGACGCAGTCTATGAGGATTTAAGCCCGTTAGAAGATGGACGTTATCCTGAAATGACACAGGATAGCAAAAATCCTGATTATTTGTTTACGCATTATCATGGTGAGCTATCGCCACCAGAGCCGATGTTAGAACGTATTGGTAACAACATTTATGACCCAATAAGCGGTGCCAAAGTGCCGTTTGAGGTGGAGACACAAAATGAAAGTGAAAGCAGCAATAGGCATTAAGGTGCCGATGGAACATCAGCCTTATACCTATATTGAACAAGTACCGGTAGAGGTAGAGCCGTCGATTTATTATCAACGTCGTATTAATGATGGCGATTTGATTGTAATCACAGAAACACGTTCACGCAAAGAACAGGAGAAAGACAATGGATGAAACGAATATTGATTTTGATAATATCCCGACGAGTCTTCGTAAACCGGGTGTTTATACAGAATACAACTCACGCAATGCAGTGAGTACTTTGCCAACAAATGAGCAAAATGTCTTAATTGTGGCACCGATGTTAAATGCAACAAAAGCATTTAGCGCACCGACACCGATTTATTCAGATGTAGATGCGAAAAATACATTTGGTGCTGGGTCTTGGGCTCACTTAATGGCGCGTATTGCTATCCAAAATAATGCCATGATCCGTTTAACGGTGATTGGTTTAAAAGAGAGTGATTCAGGTGTGGCGGCAACTGGCACCATTACGCTAACAGGCACAGCAAGCAATGCAGGGGTGCTTAAAGTTATCATTGGTGGTCTTGATTATGCGGTGGCAATTGCTAAATCGGAAACTGCTGCCACCATTGCCGCCCGTTTAAATGCAGTGATTAATGCGGGGGAATATTGTCCTGTCAGTGCAACAGTCAATGAAGGTACTGTTACGCTTACTGCGAAATGTAAAGGCGAAATTGGCAATGAGATTAGTGTCAATGCCACATTAAGCGTAAATGATATGGCAGTGAATGTTTCTGCCCTTGCAAATGGTGCCGAAAATGCCGATTTAGCAGCGGCATTAGCATCTGTAGCTGGTCAGCATTATCACGTGATTATCTCCCCTTTTGCGGATGATAAAAATGCGAAAGCCTTGCACGAACATTTAGAGTCGGTCGCAAGTCCTGTTGAGAAAAAACCAGGTGTTGGCGTATTAGGTTTTAATGGTACGTTGGCAAGCGGTACCACTTATACCGAGAAAATTAATGCTAACCGTATTACAGTGGGTTGGTATAAAGGGGCGGTGGAATCTAATGCCTTAATCGCTGCGGGATATGGGGCGGTTATTGCAGGCGAAGAAGACCCAGCTAAACCGTTAAATACACTTGAGATTAAAGGTTTAACCCCTGTTGATGCCACTCAATCACCGTTAAAAACCGAAGTCAATCAGGCGTTATTCCACGGTTTAACCCCTATTACAGTGGTAAATAATCGTGTGCAAATTATGCGTGCAATTACGACTTATACCAAGTCACCGGCGAATGTAGATGATCCTGCGTGGTTAGACTTAACCACAATTCGTACACTTGATTATACGCGTAAAGCCATTGAACAGCGTATTGAGTTACGTTTCCCTCGTGCGAAATTATCTAATCGCACCCCACCAAAAGTGCGGTCGGAAATCCTTGATGTGCTCTATCGTTTAGAGCAACAAGAGATTTTAGAAAATGTGGATGCGAACAAGGGTAAATTGCTTGTTGTTCGCAATGGCAAAGATCCAAATCGTTTAGATACGGCAATCCCAGCCGATGTGGTAAATGGCTTGCACGTTGTCGCTAACCGAATTGATTTAATTTTATAGGGGGCGTAAATGGAAAAATATGCTGGAATGGCGGTGTTAGAAGTAAATGGCGTTGAATTTGAAATTACCGATTTAAATGTCACAAAACAAACTGGGCGTAAATTAGTCAAAACCATGAACTCTGAAGGACGTGCACGTGGTTTTGCCAAAGGCATTACGACCTGGGAGCTGTCAGTGACTGCTGCGCTGCCGATTGATGGTTCAGAGATTGATTGGGCTGGTATCAGTGATGCGAAAATCACGGTATATCCGCTTAATCAAGAAGATAAGCGTACGTCCTACCTTGGCTGCTTTACTACGCAAGTAGGCGAGAAATACACGGTGGATAACGAAGCCGTTATTGATATCCAGATGAATGCGCTTAAAGAGGTAAAAGAATAATGCGTTTACTTCTTGGTATCTCTTATGAAGACAAGCGTTATTTTGACTTTGGCGTGCGATTACTAACCTTGGGTGGCGAATGTGCTGCCCTTGAGAAAGTCGCCGAGCTTGGTTTAGATGAGAAAGAAAACCTCACGAAAGCGGAGCAAATGCTCGTGGACTTGGCTTATTTATCTGAACAGCTTGATATTATCGGTCTTGCGCAAGATAAGCTCACGCCACAGTTTTTACTGGATAACCTTGCCACGGATGATTATGTGCTGATTACCCAAGCTATCGCAGAACTGCGAAAAAAGCACATCGACGCTGGGGAAAACCCGAGCAAAGCCGAAACCGAATAAAACAACATTACGTTGTGTTTGATGCCGAGAAGAATTACCGAAGTGCGGTTATTTTATTGGCTAAATTTGGGTTTACTGCTGAAGAAGTACGAGCAATGTGTCACGCTGAAGTTGCTGCGTGGGTGGCAAGTTGGCAATATTCGCAAGGTATTAAAACTCAGTCAGAAAAAGGCAACACGGTGCATTACAACCTTATGCGTCGTAAAACTAAGGGGGCGTAAGCCCCTTTTTTTGTGGATTTAAAATGAGTTTAAAGAGGGTTTAAAAATGGCTGAGTTGAATTTAGCGTTGAAGCTGAAAGCGCAAGACCAAGCAAGTCGTGTGTTTCGACGAGCGCAATCGCAGATTACGCAAAGCACACGTGCTATGGCGCAAGCGCGTGAAAGGTTAGGCGTGCGAAGTGAACATAAAATCCAACAAGAAATTAATCATACCATTGCCGCTTATAACCGATTAAAACGTAGTGGCACAGCCACTAGTCGCGAATTAGCGCGTGCGGCTGAAGCGACGCGCTCAAAAATTGCTGGGCTTAATGCGGAAATGGGGAAAACCACGTGGGGGCAACGATTAGGCAATGTTGGTCGAAATATTGCGGGTGCAACGGTAGGTGTTGCCGCTGGTGCAGCGGTTGCTGTACCCAAAATTAGAAAGGCGGCAGATTATGATCTTGAAGTGGCAAAAATTGCAAATACAGCTTATTCAGGTGCAAGTATAGAAGAAAAGACAAAAGGTAAAGAAAAAATCCATGGCGCAATTAAAGCGTCACTAAATTATGGCGGCACAAAAGAAGATGCATTAGGGGCTGTTGGACGTTTAATTGGTGAAGGCAATGTTTCGGTTGAGGACGCATTAAAACTTTTGCCAACGATACAAATGAACGCTACTGCAACTGGGGCAAGCACTGATGATATTTCCGCATTAGTCAATTCATTGCTGAATTTCGGCATTAAAGTTGATGATATTCAACAAGCACTTGATTATGCCAGTGCGTCAGGTAAAGCGGGCGGTTTTGAATTAAAAGATATGGCGCGTTATGCCCCTGAATTTCTTTCAGCCGCAGGCAATACTGGCTTGGGGGGATTGGAAGACTTAAAACAGGTGTTTAAAGGTGCGCAACAGGTTTATAAGGTATCAGGTGGTACGGGGCAATCCTCAACTAACCTAGTCAATTTCTTTTCAAAACTGCGTTCTAGTGATACAGCAAAAAAATTTGAAAAATTAGAAGTTTATGATCCCAAAACCAAGAAAACCCATGGCATTGATTTTGAAAAATCCATGACCAACGAAATGAAAACAGGCAAAAATGCGGTTGAAGCTTTTATGAGCATAATTGATCAGGTGCTTGCAAGCGATAGAACGTATCAAAAACTGCTAAAAAAACTTAATAACGCAAAAGACGATAAAGAAGCTCAAGCTATTGCAGAGCGTATAGCGAAATATGTGGAAACCACAAAACTTGCTGAAGTGATGCCAGATATTCAAGCAGGCACGGCAATGTTTGCAATGCGTCGTGATAAAAATACGGCTCAAAATGTAGATGAGCAATATGCCATTGCTGAAAAAGGCAACTTCAACAAAGAAGATTTTGATTTTATGCGCCAACAAAATTCAGTTCGTTTTCAGATTGCTAAAAACAAACAGGAAATGAATTCAATTGAAAACTGGAATGGTGCAAATGATAGATTAGGAAATGCCGCAGATTGGTTAAGTGAAAATATAGAAGAATTTCCAAATTTAACCAAAGCCGTTGTTGGTGCGACTGACGCGTTACAAATTTTCAGTGCAGGACTTGCTGGGTTTTCTCTAGTTAATTTATTAACGGGCGGGAAAATGGGGGGCGGTGCTTTAGGTAAAGTGACCCAAGGCGCAGCAACAACATCAGCGATTGCGAATGGAGCTGGCAAATTACTCAATATAGGCGGAAAAGTCGCTACTGCAACTGGTGCAGCAATGGTTGTAGGTGGTTTAATGATTGCTGGAGAACAACTTACAACGGAAGAAGCGAAAGCTGAAGAAAAAGCCGAAGCCAAAACTGCGCAAGAAAAGCAGTTAGAAAACCAATTTTATGCCAATGCTTACGGTGGCAATAAACCGACCACAACCCATTACGCACCGCAAGGTTTCGGTTATAACAAAAATTCAGTCTGGGGGACGGCTTCTCGCTCGGGCGAAGTGGCTGAAATTGCACGTAAAGATGAAGTGGCAAAGGTGCGTTTAGAGCGTGGCACATTGAATCAAGCCGAATACAACGAACGTATGCGTCAAAGTGCGGTGAAAATTGCGGAAATTCGCAATCAGGGGAAAGGCTATTCAGGCTTAGCTGTAGCGGCTAATGACACCGACTCCGCTTTAAGTCGCACACTGGGAGATTTATCTAGCTTGGCTAACTATCAAGCGGATTTTCAGCATTTTGGGCAAACCATTAGTGATGGATTAAAAACCGCCATTGAAAGCCAAAATTTTACAATTCAAAATCAAATTAAGATTGATATGGATGGGCGACCTGTTTATGAAGGGGTTGCTGAAAATATCTATCAATCAATGAAACGGGGGTAACTATGGGTTGGACAATGCCTGTGCAACGTGCAAGTTTTCGCGGCGTGCATTTCGATGTGCTTTCGGTGGATGATGATGTCTATCGCTCGACCATTGAGCATGCTTATCCTTTCGTCAATGGCGCAGACGTGGAAGATTTGGGATTAAATCCATTAACCGTGCGTATGCAAGCCGTATTTTATGGGACAGGCTATTACACGGACTTTAAGAAGTTTTTAAGCGTGTTACAAAAATCAGGGGCGGCAACATTAGTGCATCCGATTCGTGGGCGTTTGCAAAATATGATTTGCACCGGGGCGAGTTTTCACCACGAAGCAGAAATGATTGATTATGTGGCGTTAGATTTGACTTTTATTGAATCTACGCCAGCTAAACCGATTTTTGTCTTTAATTATTCCCTATTGGCAAAAATAGATGCCTTACTGACTGAATTAGAAAACTTTGTTGATGATGTGATGGCATTGTATGGCGAATTTATGGAGATTGTTGCCTTTGCCGCTAATACAAAATCACGTTTGTTGGGTGTTTATGGCGCATTATTTGGTTGTTTTGAGCAAGTGCGCGGGTTATTTGATTTTGACAAAACCAAGTATGGTGTGTCGCCTGTCGTGACACAAGATAACTTTAAAGCAAAATCTAGCCGTGCTGTGCGTGATTTGGTGACAATGATTGATTCAGGGTTGCGCCAAATTGCTGCGCGCAAGGACTTAACTACCCGAACAAAATTTGATGAGGTACTCCGCACAATACGTCAAATTAAGCATATCCCTGCAGATTTAGTGAGTGGTAAGAATATTAAATCTGCCAAAGAACAAGCGGCGTTGAAATCATTAACGACCTCTTTTAGTAAGGATGATACAGAATCTGTGCATTTAATGATGCAGTTAGCCTCCAGTGTTGCTTTGTTGCGTATTGCCACTGAATTGGTAGAGGGCGATGATTTATTGCCACAGGATATTGATTACATCACGACTCAAGTGAGGTCACAAATTATGGATAATTTACAATTGTTACGCAAACAAGTGGACGATGAACATCGTGGGGAAAATATCACGGTATTAAGCACACCTAATACGAGTTTTTATACGGCTGCGCACAATACAGCAGAGCAATTACGCAATAAAGCGCATAAGTTTACTCAACTTGCCCTTGCAGCAATTAATCGTAAACCGCCTTTAATGGTGCGTGAGGTGCCATTTAGCGGTACTGTGCAACAAATTGCACATGCATTTTTTCAGGATCACAAACGTGCAAATGAATTATTAAGATTGAATCCGCAGATCCGTTATCCGAATTTTGTTGAGCGTGGGGAGTGGTTAAATAGCTATGTCAAATAATTACCCTTATGAAAATGATGTCATTCTGGAAGTGGACGGTAAAGCCCACAATAGCTGGAAAAGTTATGATATTGATAGTGACTTTTTAATCCCTGCCGACGCCTTTAAATTTGATTTGGGCGTGCCTTCAAATAGTACGGTTTTACCTGACTTTTCGGGGGCTGAAGTGAAAGTGTGCATTAATGGCGAATTGGTGATGACAGGCATCGTGGATACGACACAGCATACTATGAGTAAAACTAACCGCACTTATAGCCTCAATGGGCGTGACCGTGCGAGTATCCTTGTGGATTGCTCTGCCCCCATTACCAATGTAAAAGGCTTGACTGTGTTAGATGCGGTAAAAAAAATTGTTGAACCACTTGGTATTAAAAAAGTGGCATTGCGTGCGGAAAATAATCCAACATTAGATAAAGTCGATATTGACGTAGGCGAAACAGCTTGGAATGCGGCAATGCGTTGTGCGAACTCGGCAGGCTTGCACTTGTGGTTTGAGCCAAATGGAGAGCTAATTGTGGGCGGTGCGGATTACAGCACACCACCTGTGGCGACCTTGTGTTGCATGAAAGACGGCAAACGAAACAACTTTGAGCAGGCGGATTTAACGTTTGATGTGTCGAATCGGTTTAGCGAAGTAACGTTTTTGGCGCAAAGCCACGGCAAGCAAGGGCAAGACAACAAAAACGATCTGAAATGGGTTTATCACGATCCTGAAATGACTACCTACAAGCCGAAAACCGTGGTGGTGTCTGATGTGGATAATTTGGAAGCCTTGCAAAAATGGGCGAAAAAATACATTGCGGACAGTATGCTAGAAGGTTTTACCCTTACTATCGTCGTACCCGATCACAAAATGCAAGACGGTACATTATGGCAACCAGGGCAACGTGTGCATGTAATTTGCGAGGAATATGATATTGATGCCATTTTCTTTTTAATGGGGCGACGTTTTATGCTGAGCCGAAACGCTGGCACGCAAACGGAACTACGCTTTAAACAAGACGGCATTTGGACACCAGACGCTTACAACGCAAAAGCAGAAAAAGCACGTAAGCGTAAGGGCAAGAAATTAATGGCTACTAACGGACATGGCAGCTGGGTGGCTGCGAATTAAGGGGACAAAATGAGACGATTAAGCCAAGTCATTCAACAAAAGGCGCAAGGTGCGGCAGAGGAAATCCGTCAAGCCTTTCGCGGTGTGCTGCACTTAGTGAAAAGTGCGGACAATATTCAAAAAGTGCAAGCTTCAGGGCTTGCCGATGAAACCTTGCAAGATGTGGAGTTGATGCAGCAGTTTGGCTTTACCTCTGTGCCTCCAGCAAATACGCAAGCGGTGATTTTACCCATTGGCGGACAAACTACCCACGGTATTGTGATTGCAACCGAGAACGGTTCTTTCCGCGTAAAAAATCTGCAAGGTGGCGAAGTGGCCATTTATGATGAAAGTGGCTCTAGCATTGTATTAAAAAAGGGGCGGTTAATTGAGATTGATTGTGATGTATTAAAGATTAACGCTGCAACAAAAGTGGATATATCAAGTCCACTGGTTGAAACCGATCAGGTCTTTACTGCCCAAGGGCAAATCAATGGTAATGGTGGTATGGCTGTGCAAGGTGGCAGTGGTGCGAGCTTTACTGGTAATGTACAGCAAAGTGGCGGTAGCTTTACGACCGACGGCGACGTGGAGGCTGGTACAATTTCGTTAAGGAACCACAAACATACTGGCGATAGCGGAGGCAAAACCAGTAAACCTGAATAATCTAACCTTAAAGGAGATGCTGAAACCCTGCATCTCCTTTCTTTTTACCTCTTATCTTATCCTGTCAATATGGACAGAGAGATCAGCCCGCTTACCGGGGACTATACAAGTAAACAAATCAGTACGCTTGCCAATGCAGCGTATATCAGATTGACCACACCATTAGGCTCTTGGTGGGCAGATGGGCGTGTAGGCTCTCTGCTCCATCTTATTCCGCGCGAAAAAGATTTGTCACGCATAGGTTTAATTGCACAACAATATGCCGAAGAAGCCTTGCAACCCTTGATTGATGATGGACGTGCGGACGAAATTATTGTCAATCATACCCAGCCACATAACGGTGTATTGATTTTAGATATATCCATCCGAGATAACCGGGGCGAAACCTATCATTTTAAACACCCGGTAAAAGTCATTTAAAAAGGGTTTAAACCATGTTTATTGTGCCGAGTTTAGAAGATATTCGCCAAGCGATTTTGCGCGATGTGCAGTCATTAGAGCCGAGTGCTGATGTGAGCATAGATAGTGACTATTATGCACGTGCCAGTAGCCTTGCTGCTGTAGCGGAAGGTATTTACGCTCATCAAAAATGGATTATTAAACAATTCTTTCCCGATACTGCCGACACAGATTTTCTTGAAAAACATGCTGGCTTGCGAGGTATTCGCCGTCGTAATGCGACTTATGCCAGTGGGCGTGGCGCAACTGTAACCGGTACCCCTGATGCGGTGATTAAAGCTGGATTACAAATTAAAACAGACGATAACCGATTTTACGAAACCACCGAAAGTGCGGTGATTTCTGCAAGCGGTTCTGCCGTTGTTACCGTGCGAAGTCTTGCGACAGGTGCCAGCCAAAATATTAAAACTGCGACAAAAGCAAACTTTATGGCAGCACCTTTAGGCGTGCAATCCGATGTGGTGCTAAATGATGTAATTGGTGCAACGGACGCGGAAAGCGATGCGTCTTTGCTCGAACGTTTGCTTGAGATTATTCGCCGACCACCTGCTGGGGGCAATCGTTATGACTATCGTACATGGGCATTATCGGTGGATGGCGTGGATGCTGCTTATGTTTACCCATTGCGTCGTGGGCTTGGTACGGTAGATATTGCGATCACATCAAATAACGATGTGCCAAGCGATGAAACAATACGTCGCTGCCAAGAATATATTGACGATGTGCGTCCAGTAACCGCTCGTGAAAGCAAAGTGGTGAAACCTGATGTAACAAAAGTCAATTTTAATATTCAGGTAAAAATCAGTGGCGTGACCTTACCCGAAATTAAGGCAGCGATTTCCACCGCACTTGCGGATTATTTTAATACGTTAATCCCAGGCGATGATTTGATTGTGTCGCAATGTGAAGCGGTGGTAAATAACTTGGTCGGTGTGGTTGACCGTAAGTTTACGGCACCTATCACTAATCTAAAAGCAGATGTGCGTACAAAAATTGAGTGGTTTCGGCTAGGTCAAATCACCGTTACGGAGATGGCATGATGCAAACTGACCACAAAAAGTGTTAGCAAAACTTTATCCGCCTGTTTCATACGACGTAAATGGAGAGCGTTTTTTAGCACAGTGTGAGGTGGATGGTAATGCCTTTGACCGATTACAAAAAAGTGCGGTGGATTTATTGCAAATTATTGAACCTGCCACCTCCAATACGATGTTGTCCGATTGGGAACGTTTATGCGGCATAAAAACAGATTATACCAATAACTATCAAGCACGAGTAAAACGTGTTATTGCCAAGTTAAATGCAATTGGGGGCTTATCCATTCCCTATTTTAAACGGATTGCGGAAAGTATTGGATATCGTATCGAAATTAAAGAGTTTTCTCCCCTTGCGAATGATTTACCAACAACGGGGGATTTAGCACAATTTCGTAATGAAGCGTGCGATAACTTGATTTTTATGTGGCGAGTATCGGTGCTTAATGGGGATGACAATATTGTGTATTTTCGCGCAGGTAGTTCCTTTGCAGGTAATCATTTAGTGGAATTTGGCGACCCAATTATTGAGGAATTCTTCCGAGATTTAAAACCTGCACATACTTACTGTTATTTTGCTTATCAAACAGGATCTTAATATATGAAAAGTTTAATGCCTCAAATTGATTCAAATGATGGCCTTTTTCACAATGGTAATCCAGCAACAGGTGAACAAGGCACACGAGTAACCGATACGTGGCTTAATAATTTGCAAGACCGAGTACGCGATGTACAAGCGGAAGCCCATTATGTGTTGCAAAAAGCGGGGTTCCAGCCCGTAGAAAATAAGCAAACTCAGCTTTATGAGGCGATTGTTAAGATTATTGATGACAACCGAAAGACGGCAAGTTTAACTCAAAAAGGAGAAGTTCAGCTTAGTTCGTCCACTAACAGCAACAGTGAAACCCAAGCGGCAACCTCAAAAGCGGTTAAAACCGCCTATGATAAAGCAGTAGAGGCCAAAACTACCGCAGAGAGCAAAGTAGGATTAAGGGGCAATGAATCGATTCAAGGTACCAAAAGTTTTGAATCTAAAATCATTGGGTTTCGTGGCATTGGGGTGGCTGATTCGCAAACTTATGCAAATGCTAATCACCTCTTAAATATGGGGGCAAATGATGGCGACGGCTGGATAGAGTATAAAAAAAGTAACCGAGTTATCGGCACCATTCGTATTCGGGCAAATGGGGAATTGTCATATAACAATCAAAAAATCTATCACGCTGGGGCAAAACCGCAATTTAATACGGATATTGAAGGCAAGCCTAATACACTTGCTGGCTATGGTATTGGAAATTTCAAAGTAGAACAAGGACAAGGCGATGCCAATGGCTATAAAACCGATGGCAATTATTACTTAGCAAGCGGTCAAAATCTACCCGAAAATGGGGAATGGCATATTGAAGTAGTTAGCGGTGGAGCAACGAATGCGGTGCGTCAAATTGCACGTAAAGCAAATGACAACAAAATCAAAACACGCTTTTTTAATGGCTCAAATTGGTCAGAATGGAAAGATGCAGGCGGCGACGGCGTGCCTATTGGTGCCGTAGTGTCATTTCCCCGTGCGGTAACCAATCCCGTTGGTTTTTTAAAAGCCAATGGTACGACATTTAACCAACAAACCTTCCCCGATTTATACCGCACTTTGGGCGACAGCAACCAACTTCCTGATTTAACCCGTAGTGATGTGGGGATGACAGCTTATTTTGCCGTGGATAATATCCCTTCTGGGTGGATTGCCTTTGATAGCATTCGCTCAACAGTCACACAGCAAAATTACCCAGAGTTATATCAATATCTTGTTGATAAATATAGCTCTATTTCAAATGTACCACTTGCGGAAGACCGATTTATTAGAAATACAGGGAATGGGTTAAATATCGGTCAGACACAAAGTGACGAGATTAAAAAGCACGTTCACAGAGTGAGAACACACTGGGCTGATTCATCTGATAGTAGTATTTTTTATGACAAAACGAAAACTGTTATAGATTCACGATTACGCACTGCAACTACAACCGATGATAATCTCAGTGATAATGGATTTATGCATCCGCTTTTAGATACCCCGATGGCAACAGGTGGAGATGAAACTCGCCCTAAATCGCTTATTCTCAAACTTTGTATAAAAGCAAAAAACACATTTGATGACGTGCAATTTTGGGTTAAAGCATTCGGTGTTGTTGAAAATGTTGGGGCTTTAGATGCGGGTACACTTGCACAAAATATGCAAGCGTTATCTGAGAGTGTTGACCAAGAAATAGAAGAAAATAAACAATATACTTTACGAGAAATAAACACTGCAAAATCTGATATAAATCAGCAATTTTTGCAGGCGAAAGAGAGTTTATCTCAAATTAGTACATTAAAAACAGTGTGGCAAGGTAATGTAAGTTCTGGGAGTATTAATATTTCAGAAAAGTGTTTTGGTAAAACACTTATTTTGTATCTTCAGTCATCATCAGGCCACAGTCTTGATGATAATAACAATATTGAACTTGTCAGTTTTGAAGTAGGGGCAGAGATTGAAGGTAAAAGTGGCGGTGGAGTTTATTTGTCTGCTACTCATGACGTAACTCCACACTATTCTTCTGGTGGAAGTCGTTTATATGGTGTAGGGGTCAAGAAATTCGCTGTGTATGTTGGTAGAGACGGTACAACAATAGAGATTGAAGACCTTTCTAATTATTTTGTAAAACGTATCGATATCCGATAAAGGAGCGTTAAATGAAAGTCTATTTTTTAAAAGAAAATTTGAATAGTTATCAAATTTTCCCTATTCCGCAAAACTTAAATGATTTTGTGGAAATGGAAGTAGAAAACGAATCAGAGCTTGAGACTAAACAACTTATTAATTTTAAAAGTCAATACATTCTAGTTGATAGACAACCAACAGAATTACACATATGGAATGGAAATAGCTGGGTTATTGATGAGGAGAAGCAAACTGAAGTTAAGCGTGAACTCATTAAAAGACTAGTTGATGGCATTGATGATACGGCAGCTAGTATTAGTGCGAAGTGGACTCGATTTGCCGAGGAATACAAAGAACGTGAATCTGCAGCTCTGGCATTTAAAGAAGCGAATTTTACTGGCGAAGTAAGCATCTATATATCAAGTTTTGCAACTGTCGCAGGACTTGATAATAAATCAGCAACATTGCTAATTTTAAAACAGGCTGAAGGATTACGAACACTGCAAGAACAACTCGCGGTGCAGCGTATGCGTAAGTATGAGCTCAAGCACGAAGAATTGAGTGAAGAAGAATTACAGCAAATTCATAATGGCATTATCAGAAAAATGAAAGCATTAGCGGAGGCGCAACAATGATTGGGACTAAAATCTACTTAGCATTATATAAAGGAAAGAAGTCTGGTAAAAAACCGAAAGACTTATTAGCGCGTTTGAGCGATTGGCTTACAAGAAAATTAACAAAAGGCGCGTATTCACATTGTGAAATTGCAGTAATGAAAGAAACGTTTGTCAGCGGGCATCACTATGAAACAGAAGTGACGTACGAGTGTTATTCGTCTTCAATTCGTGACGGTGGCGTGCGTTGTAAAGAAATTGATGTTTCTGATAGCTTGAAGTGGGATTTAATCCCACTCAACGATGTTACTGAGGAACAAATCAAAGCCTATTTTAGCCGCACTTCTGGCAAAAAATACGACTGGTGGGGCGCGCTAGGAATCGTGCTTGGCATCAAACAAAAACGCTCTAAGTATTTTTGTAGCGAATGGTGTTTTAATGCCCTCAGAAATACTGACCAAGGCTGGCGGTTTAGCCCGAATCAGCTTGCCGTAATGTTCAATAAAAGAAGAATTTAAAGGAGAGTTTACCCTGCACAAAGTTTAATTCAATAAAGAAAAGACGGCGATAACAACGGCACTGGGAATGCTCGTTGTTACCAGCTACGCAGAACGTGCCTGCATATAGCCATACGCCGCCTACCTTGCGCAAGGCGGGCGGATTGTAACAAATCTTTTGATTAGGAGAAATATATGCAGTCAATTAAAGCAATCCGTTGCACATTTTGTAACAAATTATTGGCAAAAGTGGGGATAGTTGGTTATTTAGAAATCAAATGCCCTCGTTGCAAAACCGTTAATACTACACGTTAATTTGATTTGAGTGTCAGAATGCCTTGAGCATCGGAACGCCATAGAATAGAAAGGAAAAACTATGGCAAATCAAAATACCTTTAAACAAGCCCCATTGCCGTTTATCGGACAAAAACGAATGTTTCTTAAACATTTTGAAACAGTTTTAAATGAGAATATTAAAGGTAATGGCGAAGGCTGGACGATTATTGATACATTCGGCGGTTCGGGCTTACTCAGCCACACCGCCAAACGGTTAAAACCAAAAGCCCGCGTCATTTACAATGATTTTGATGGCTATGCGGAGCGATTGGCACACATTGATGATATTAACCAGTTGCGAGCCGAGCTTTACTCTGTAGTTGGTAACGCTACACCAAAAAATAAACGCATGACGAAGGATTGTAAAGCAGAATGCATCAGAATCATTCAAAACTTCAAAGGGTATAAAGATTTAAATTGCTTAGCGAGTTGGTTATTGTTCAGTGGGCAACAAGTGGCAACGTTTGATGACTTATTCCAACATAATTTCTGGCATTGTATTCGTCAGTCTGATTATCCAAAGGCTGATGGCTATTTGGACGGCGTAGAGATTGTGAAAGAATCATTCCACACGCTTTTGCCTAAGTTTAGCGATGATCCGAAAGCGTTGTTTGTATTAGATCCGCCTTACCTTTGCACCAAGCAGGAAAGCTACAAACAAGCCACCTATTTTGATTTGATTGATTTCTTGCGACTGGTCAATATTACGCGACCACCGTATGTGTTCTTTAGCTCGACGAAGTCGGAGTTTATTCGCTTTGTGAATTATATGCTGGAAGATAAGGTGGATAATTGGCAGGCGTTTGAAAACGCCAAACGGATTACGGTCAATGCCAAGCTGAACTACCAAGTGGCGTACGAGGACAATTTAGTCTATAAATTTTAGCTATGAAAAAGGCTTCGCGTGATCACGAAGCCTTTGTTTTAGTCTTCTAATTCGGAAAGCAAGCAATAAAACGGTGGGGCGAAAGGGGCAAGTGTGGACGTAAATCTGACTACACAATCTTTATGCCCGTCTTCCACAAACCGCACATCTAAAAACGCCGTGTTATACACAAAGGTTTGCCCGCGTCCGTTAGGTAGTGAATATTGCGAACCGTCCGCAATAAAACCGTCGTGTTCTTTCACGGCAACAAGGGCTAATTCCATCATCATTTCTTGCTCGGTTCTCATTCTAAAGTTTGTCAT